TGCATTTCCATATTGCGTTCCGTGATTTCCTCATAAGATTCACGGCGGTATTGCTCTGGCAAATACCTTGCGTATTTCATATGGACTGTAATGTCCGACAAAATTCTAGTTGCTAGATTCATTTTCTTTATCCTTTTTATCTTTTCTAAATTTCTTGTATTTTTCTTTCAACTTTGCCGCTTGGTCTTTTGAGTTTAATAGTTCTGCTACTGCGTCTTCTGTTCCTTGCGGTTTTACATCAATGAAAATATCTTTTGTTCTCATTGTAATTGGGAATACTACGCCGTCCGGTCCAAATCTATTCTTTGCGATAAAGATTCTGCCGGAATCAGTTTGTTTGTCTTCTACGGTCCTTGAAACAGAAAATATGAAGTCAGCGACAAAGCATTTAGAAAATGCTTCCGAAATAGATTCCATTGTAATAACTTCTGCATTGAGACCTGACCGATTTGTTTGAGAAGCAGTCCAAACAGGACACTTGAATTGTTGAGCGATTGAACGCAACTCTTCATAAATAGATTCCAACTCGTTTCTCTTTTCTCTGTGATTAGAAGAAATTGGTTTTAGCAAATCTCCGTAATCAACAATAACCATATCAACTTTAATTTCTGCTGCTCGCAGTTTTTCAAGGTGATTTAATAGCGTATTAGCGGAAGCAGATTTGGTTGGGTATTCCTTAATAATCAGTGTTCCCTTCATATCACGAACCGTTTCTTGGATCAAGTCTTTGTATTGAAAAAGATCGGATAGTGGAACCTTTGTAAGACAAGAATCATACCTTTGGGCAATAACCGTATCTGATAATTCAAGCGTGTAATGAACCACATTGAGACCCGCTTTTAATGCTTGCGATCCCAAATGAACAAGAACCATTGACTTACCAGCGCCAGTTGGGGCGATTACAACGCCAAGTTCGCCGGAACCAAGGCCATTCCCGCAAATAGAATCAATTTCAGGCCAACCAGTAGTAATTGCGTTGCGTGATTTTCTTTCAAAACGCTTTTCAAAGTCTTTAACATAATCATATCCATATTCATTGTAAGAACCAAGTTTAATGGCGTCATTAATTAGTTTGCTAATTTCATCAAAAGAAGAATTATTAATAAGAGCAACTGACTTTACCATTGCTTCTTTAAGTTTTTGCTTTCTACAAAAATCTAATGCTGTGTCTTTAATAAATGCTGGATTATTTACTTCTTGCTTTGATAAAATTCTTGCTGAATAATCTACAACTTGGGTTTTAATTGCTTCATTGTGTTCGCCAAGTCCAGACTTAATCATTGTAACCATTGCTGAATGGTTTGGATGTAGTTTGTACTTTTCTCTGTATTCTCTAATCTTTTGAATAAATACACGAAGATATTTAAGTTCTAAATAATCTTCATCTAAAACCTCAAACATTTGATCTGCGAATGGTCTATCCTCCAAAATAAGGTGGCATAGATCTTCTTGGAACGCTTTTCCATAAGTGGAAAAACTTGGATTACTCATATTCATTTATTCCTTCTTGTTTGAGTGAATTATCGATCTTGATTGGGTAAGTAGGTCAATCCAATCAAAAGAAGCAAAACCATTTTGAATAGCGATTGTCTTTAACTTTGTCGCGTTTAATTCAAATTCAAAGTTTTCCAAAGCATAAAGAATCTTGAAAGTTCCTTGTGGTGAAATCATTGGCGGAACAAGATTCATAAGTTTGTAATTTGTTTCTACAACTTGCTTATGTGTTTTTACTTCTTGATAGAACTTTATTTTTGTTTCTTGGTTGTCGCAGTAATCAAAAATAGTTTCCAGCGTGTGTTGCTTGTCTTCCGATAAGAATCCTAACCTCTTGGCGATTGTCTTTAACCCGGCACCGGGTACGCCGTCAAGGTTGTCCGAAGCATCGCCAGCAATTGACCTTGCCAAAGCAAAGTTTGTTGGGTGAATATTAAATTCTTCCAAGACATTTTTAACATTATGGATCTTGTCTTGGATTGGTCTAAACAAAAGTGTCTTGCTATCCAAAAGTTGGATAAAATCTTTGTCAGAAGAAATAATAATCTTTTGCCAATCTTTGTAAAGGTTTGATTTAGCAACATAAGCAATTACATCGTCTGCTTCAACATTATCAACCATAAGTTGGATAAAAGGCAAATTATTAATAATTTCCATTAAAATCTGTTGTTGCCAAATCTTGTTTTCTTTTTCGCTTTGTTCGGTCATTCCCTCAACTTCATAGTTCTTCTTTAAGGGTTTACGACCTTCTTTGTATTCTTTTACAACTTCACGGCGACGATTTGAACCGCCTTTGCCGTCCCAGCAAATAACAACTTGGTCTGGTCTAATTTCGTTTATTTGCTTTTTAAGCATTCCCAAAAAACCTACGGTTGCTCCAATAGGATTGCCGTTGGTTGATACAGAGGGATTGACTATGTATGCCCTGATGAATGCGTTTAGCGCATCCACAATCATAACTCGCTTATTCATTCTTCTTCATCCTTCTTTTAGCAGACCGCAAAGCAGGCATATAGTTAAAATGTTCTTCGTCAATGCCTTGGGTCAGTCTTATTTCTGAAACATGTTGATCGTCAATAGTATAAACAACCTTCTTGATTCCAACATGCTCCATAATTTGAAGACACATAGGACAAGGTTTAGACATTCTAAAAAGTCCATCACTACCAATCCTGGCGACATAAATAGTGGATCCGGTCGTCTTCTTCCGAGAGACGCCAAGAATCGCGCCAAGTTCGGCGTGTTGTGTTGCGTGTCCGCATTGGTGATTGCGGAAACGATTTGCCCAATTAACAGGGCGAAGACAATTGTGAGAGTAATTAACTACTTGACCGCCTCTCACCAAGACCGCTCCGTGCTTGTAATCGGGACCACCCGATTCTTGCGCGATCTTCTTTGCGATATTCATAAACCTACGATTCTTGCCCGAAAAGGTCACGGGACGCCTCCAACACCTACCATCTAGCAGGGTGGGGGCGTCCCGTCAAGTCAAGCGGTCGTCAAGGGATCAATCGTTGTCTTCGTCAATATTGTAAAAAGATTCTGCTGATCCGGTTTTGCTTTCAAACTTGTGGATAATTTCTTCGTCCATAAGTGCCAAAACTCTTTCTCTAAACTTGGGTTCTTTAATTTTATCTGCCCATTGAGCAGATTGGAACTTTTCTTCTGTTCCGTCTTGATACTTTAATTTGTACCAAGCACCCGCTTGCTCTAAATGTTCTGACGATTTAATTGCTTCAAACCAACTTTCTTCGTCTTGGATATTTACTTCACCACCCGCCCATAGAATCTTGAAAGTACATTCGCGATTCAATGACCCAAAGCGGGATTTCTTGATTTTTGCTTTAACTTCTGATCCAATTTGGAACCCTCTTTCGTCCAATAAGAAAGACGCTTTGCTTTTACGACCAGTCAGCCAAATTCTTAGCGAGTAAGCGTAAGCAGGCGCTTTTCCGCCTGGTGTGAAATAAGGTTCTACCAATGCTTCTGCGACATTTGAAGTAATGTTTGTCTTCAACTGATTTAGAAGAAGCAAAGTTGAATGTGAATTCGCAATTGGAATTGTTAGTTTTGAAAATGCTTTTGATAGAATACGAGGTTTCATCGCCATTGAAGACTGAGGATTAAAACTAGATTCCAAATCTGATTCACATGGCGTATTTGCCAAAGAATCCCAGATAAAAAGCATTCTGTTTGTATTAGACGCTAATAGTTGTTCTATTGTTTCCAAAACAAACTCGGTTGTTGTTCCTTGAATGTAAAGTAAGTTTTCAAGATTACAACCGGTTGAACTTAAAAACTCTGGATCTACTGCTGATTCTGAATCAAAGTAGATTACATCTATGCCCTTCTTTTGGGCGTTGGAGGCGATTTGCGCTGCCATATAAGATTTGCCCGTTCCTTCTAAACCAGCAATCTCTACAATCTTTCCTACTGGGATGCCTGCCATTTTTCCACTACAAATAATAGAATCCAACCAACGCGAACCGGTTGGGATCCAGTCGGTCACTTCGGTTGGATTACTATCTTGTAGATCGTGCGCGACATTCATTCCTGCCTTTTTATTGACAAGATCACGCATTTCGGAAATGGAAAGGCGTCCTGCTTTTTGTGTTGTTTTTGCCTTAGACACCTATCCTCCTATTAATCAATAAATGCTCTGATTCCGAACAGAATCACAGTCGCAGTGATCGCAAGCGCACCCATATTCATCTCCATTAATTGTTTCAATTGTATTTGTGTAGTTTAGTTTATGAACATCGGTGTCAAATGTGTTTTGGTTTGCTTCTGCTGGAACAGCGCAAGTTCCCAAAAACACAACTGCGAGGACGACGGCAACGCCAATCCAAAATGCTTTCTTTGTGGTTGCTTGTTTAGCAACTTCTGTCGCACTTGCTACAACTTCTGCGACAACTTGTTTAACACTTTCTAACATTCTATTTCTCCTTTTGTTGTGGGGACAACCTAACTGATTGCCCCCACTTTGTCAATTCAGTCTCCCATTAGTTCTTCATATGCTTGATCGATTCTGTTTGTGTTGGTCTTGTTGTATTTTACAACATCTTCGCCAGCAGAACTTTCATCAGAAAGGAATTCGTCCAATGCCTTTTGAACATCAGCGGTTGATCTGCGAGGGTAAATAGTATCAACAGAAGGAATATTCTTCAACAATTCGCCACAACGCTCTTTGCCACCAACCTTATCATTACATAGCGGTGAAGTCTTACGGCGTGGTTGAATCTTTGTTTGAGCATATGAAGCACCGGAAGTCTTACCGTAAGTTAGTGTAAGGTCAGTTCCTTCATCAATATCGGTAATATCGCCATAATCCGGGTTCAACACAAGACCCAATAGTGTCTCGTAAGTTGATTTGCCATAACCCCAAATGCGGACACCCTTATCTTCTTCTCCGCGAACCAAAACTGGCGAGAAGAAGCGTTGCTTGACGAATAGGGACTTCGCCATTTTCATACCTTCTTGATCTCCTGAACCGGAGGACTCCTTCCATAGCGAAGAAGCAAATTCACAAATCGGGCATTCGTCGCCAAAGTTTCGCTTTGGACAAAGAATAGATACATTCTTTCCATTAACTTCCATATAGTGGAAGTGAAGATCGCGGAATGGGTCGCCGTCTGCTGGACTTACAATACGAACATCGTGGTCGCCGTCAGTAATCTTCCATAGAACGGATTGCTTGTCGCCACCGCCGTTGTCGCCCTTGCTCCGTAGTGAATCAAGTTTTGCTTTCATTTTTGATAGATCAATTGCCATTTTATTCTCCTTAATGTAATGGTGAGTTCGACTCTATAGTCAGCGTAGCACTTCTCTACACCGCTTATTTTTGAATAATAGAAGTTGATTTAATAAACCAACAATAATCCACTTCATATGTGGTTGGGTAAATCCCATAAGATACCGAATGTTCTTCGGTTATTTTAGTTTTCAGTTCTGATTTGATTTTTTTAAGTGAGTCGGACGAGGATTTCAACCGCTCCCCGTTCACAGCATACATATAACGGGTCGCCCTCGGGGCGTCAAGCAAGAAGAGGTCCTGTTCGTCGCCTCTTGACGGGTCCTTGACACCAATGGTAGAAATTCTACAAGTGTCGGGGTTTTGTTCTAAACCTCCCATTACTGGGTCTATTCTTGTATAAACATTTACCATATGAAAAGCAGAAGCAATATATTCATTTATTTTATCCCAGAAACCAATAATAGGAAGATTACCAAGTATTTCTTCTACTTTTTGATTTGAGACAATGTAAAGATTTC